AAGAAGTACCGTCATCACGACGAGCGGGTCGAGGTTGACCCCGAAACCCAAGAACTGGGCAAGGACTACGACTCCCTGCTTGACGACCTTTGGGCCATTGCCCAGCAAGAAATGGACTCTTGGGCCAAGGATGGGGCCTTCCCGTACGACAAAGAACTGCTGAACCTGCTCATGCAGACGGGGAATATGAAAGCCATGTCAAGGGAAACGGGCATCCCGTACAGGTCCATCATTTACTCCATCGAGCAGGCCAAAGCCAAAATCAAAACCGCAATCGAGTCCAATGGATATACTGGTCTATCCCATCCTGATTAGTGCCTTGGCGACCCTTGCGGTCGTGGAGTTCCGGGTCCTGCCGGGATGGTTCTACGCTTTGCCATTCGCCAAGCGGAAGCCTTTTTCGTGTATGACCTGCTTCGGGTTTTGGCTTGGGGTGCTGCTGACCCTGCCGACCTGCCAATGGTACTTGGCCCCTATCCTTGGCCTCGCCTCATCTGCCACCGCAATAATCATCCGGGAATGGACCTTCAAATGACAACCGACCAGTTCGTAATTGCCCAAAAGCACCGCAAGTACTGGGACCAATACATCGCATCCCTAACCATGCGACTGCCACCCGATGCGGTTGGTGAACTGCAAGCCATCCTGACCGCTCACGGACGACCGCCTACGAATTGGTGGTGTGCGGACTGCGTAAAATCGGCCCTTCAATACATTTACCTACAAGCGGACCTGTTCCTCGAAGTCAACCAAAACACCATAACGCACCCACTGAATGTCAACCCCAAAGGCGAAGGATGACGAAGCCCAAGTGCAGGCTCGGATGGACTCGCTGATGATGGTGATTACGACCCTCTGCGACTGCATCGGAGCGGTGGATGAGTCCAATGCCCCGAACCAGTACGAAGTGAAAATGAAAATTGTAAACAAGATAAGCGACCTAATCGACAAAATCGAATACTAATGGCAGGCCGACCCCCAATTTGGAATACCCCCGAAGAACTATGGGCTGCGTTTGAGCAATACCGAGCCGAGAACAAGGCCAACCCTTACAGGGTGCAGGACTATGTCGGCAGGGACGGGGACATGGTTTACCGGGACAAAGAGCGTCCGATTACCTTTCGGGGCTTTGAGGGATACCTTGCAGAAAATGGCGTTTGCCATAACCTATCGCAGTATCGAAATGGAGATAGCGACCATCACAAGGAATTCTTATCAATCATTACACGCATAAGGCTGACCTGTGATAAGGATATGCTGGAGGGTTCAAGTGCTGGGGTTTACTCGGCCAACATCGCCTCTCGTCTGCTTGGCTTGGTTGACAAGCAGGAGAACACGGTCCACATCGAGCAACCCCTGTTTGGGGATGGACTTTAAGTACACGACCGCTATCAGCCGAATCCGTCGGATGACGGCCCGGAAGAAGGTCATCCAAGGCGGAACAAGTGCAGGGAAAACCCTCGCTATCCTTGCAGTCCTCATAGACATCGCAGCAAAGAACAAGACCGAGATATCGGTGGTTTCCGAATCCATCCCCCACCTACGGAGGGGAGCAATCAAGGACTTTGCCAAGGTCATGCAATGGACAGGCCGATGGGTCGCAGACCGATGGAACAAGACCCTGCTCACCTATCACTTCGCCAACGGTTCAATCATCGAGTTCTTTTCTGCTGATTCAGAGGCAAGGCTCCGAGGTGCAAGGAGGCAGGTCGTTTACATCAACGAGGCGAACAACATCGACTTCGAGTCCTACTACCAACTTGCCATTCGTACCAGTGAGGCCATCTACATCGACTTCAACCCGACGCATGAGTTCTGGGCGCATACCGAGGTCCTGCCCGAACAGGATGCAGAACTGGTCATCCTGACGTATCAGGACAACGAGGCCCTGCCTGATACCATCAAGAGGGATATCGAACTCAACCGCACGAAAGCCGAAACCTCTGCCTATTGGGCGAACTGGTGGAAGGTCTATGGCCTCGGTCAGGTCGGGACGCTTCAGGGTGCGATATACGAGGACTTCGAGGTGGTGGAGGGTATCGATGTCAGCCGTGCGAAATTCGTCGCCTTAGGGCTTGACTGGGGCTTTAGCAACGACCCTACGGCATTGGTCGCTATCTACCGACAAGGGGATTGCATCTTGGTGCAAGAACTGCTCTACGCTACGGGCCTGACGAACCAAGACATCGCAGACAAACTGCGGTCGCTGGGCATCACAAGGGCTTGGGAAATCGTGGCCGATTCAGCCGAACCGAAGTCCATCGAGGAAATCTACCGACTTGGCTTTAACATCAAGCCAGCGGAGAAAGGCCCCGATTCGGTCAGGAACGGGATAGACATCCTGAAACGCTTTAAATTGCAGGTTACCAAGGATAGCACAAACCTGATTAAAGAACTGCGGTCCTACACTTGGGCAACCGATAAGGAAGGCAAGAACACGGGGGTCCCGATTGATTCCTTCAACCACGCCTGCGATGCGATGCGGTATGTGGCCCTTAACAAGTTACGGGTCAGTAACTCAGGGAAGTATGTTGTGGTGTAACTTTGCAGTACTAAACCCCTAAACAATGACAGAGGAACAAATTAGAACACTAAAGAGCTGGGATATTGAAATAAAGTTTTTTGACCGAGGATGCGTGGTTAGAGTTGGATGCAAAGGATTTGCCTTTGAGAGCGTTGAGGAAGCGATGGCAGAACTTGTGGCATACACCAAAGACCCGATTGAAGTTGGCAAGAAGTATGCGCCAATGGAATTTATTGAACTCAAGGCATGAACACCGAACGCATCCTTGACCTGCTCATCGAAATCGGGAAGACGCTTGCAGCCGTTTTCTTTATTTTCACTTTACTGACCCTCCTTTGGACCTTATGAAAGTCGTTCACTATTACCACATCTACTGCGGAGGCAACTGGCAGTTAATCCTCAACCAGCACATGATGGCCGTGTGCAATTACGGTCTTATCGGGGTCTTGGACGAGATTCGTGTCGGCATCGTCGGTCCACCCGAACAACGCAAGGCGGTCAAGGAGGTGCTGGAGAACTCGATGGTGGCCGATAAGGTCAAGGTGGTCGTTACCCGGACCAATGCTTGGGAACAGGCGACCCTGACCGAGATGTACCGGGCCTCGCAGGAAGAGGAAGCCGTGTACTTGTATGCCCATACCAAGGGAGCTGCGAATCCATCCTTGACCACCCAACTATGGGGCAGGTCTATGCTGTTCTTCAACGTGGTCGCATGGGAGCGTTGCTTGCAACTGCTGGAGGGAGTCGATGCGGTCGGCTGCCACTGGATTACCAAGGAGCAGTTCCCTCACATGGCTGACCAAAACAACCCCGAAGGCTATCCATACTTTGGGGGCAACTTTTGGTGGGCGAAGTCGAGCCACATCAAGGAACTCGGTGAGCCGAAACGAGAGCAACGCTATCAAGCCGAGCATTGGATTGGCAAGAAACCCGACACCAAGGTCTTTGACTCCAACCCCGGCTGGCCTTCGCCTGAACGCTTTGTCATAACCTTCTAACATGAAAAAACACATCGACCAACTCAAGGCTTTGGACTACTCGCACATCTACACGACTGCGGTGGAGCATATCATTGAAATCTACGAGGAAGCCAAGAAGCACAAGGGAGGCCACGCTTTAGAACTGGGTTCCTACCTTGGACACTCGACGCTCGCTATCGCCTTGGCCGGGCTTGACGTGGTGGTTTACGATACCGATACAACGGTTGAGGATAAGCGCAAAGCCCTCCTGTCCAAGTTCAAGGTCGAATGGAACAACCAACCGAGCCACATGGCCCTGCAAGAGTTCAGGACTTTTGACTTCATCTTTCACGACTCTGACCATGGGGACGGCATGATTCCCGAAATGGTGGAGTTGTTCAACAAAGCCCTCAACCCCGGTGGGACGATGGTCATCCACGATGCCGAACTGCTGACGATGGTCAACCTTACGAGCCAACTGCAACCACACGAAGCCAAGGGGTCAACGGACCAACGAGGCCGTATGCTTTTAACTCTTTACAAGAAATGAAGGCAAAAACTTATATTTTCTGCCACGATACCGACATCGTGAAGCAATGCGAAGCCGAGGACAGGTTCAAGGACTTCTTCCCATACACTTGGGTCATGCTTGGGTTCAAGGACTTTAGTGGAATGGCTGGGCTTGACCACATTATCGCAAGGGACGAACCCGACAACATTGAGAGCCATCGTAACCTCGTCGCTTGGACGGGGTGGTATGCTTTAGCCAAAAACGGCTACATCAAGCCGGGCGATGTCGTGAACCTTTTCGAGTACGACCTTACCCGGAACGGGGACTTTGACCAACGGGCCTATTGCGCTTACTTCCGAGTCCCTGTGGACGTTGTGCCTTATTGGTCGTGTGGCGATAACTACGAGCCACACATCAAGCAGTTGACTGGAAGGGGTGCAAAGGAGTTCTATCAACCCGTCGTGCCTGTAACTTCCAATTACACGCTTACTTGGGATGATTCCTACCTTGACCTGACCATCGCTTGCATTGAGCAAAAGTTGGTCGCTATTCCCCACGTCGGCCACATCCTTGAGCGAGCCTACTCGCAGAGGTTCGCTGACATTCCCTACAACGTGGCTGCATTCAAGCATGCCTTCGCTAATTCTCACGGGTTCTGATATGTACTTGGTCGGGGTCAACTACGCAACGAGTGAATACCTTCCAGCAGCGAGGGCGCAGGCGAATCAATACCCTTTCCCAATTACAACCACCGAGGACCAGAAACGTCCGGGCAGGGGCAACAACTGGTGGAGATGGAAACCGCAAATCATCCTTGACGCTCTCTTTGATTTGCAGGAGGACGAGGCCCTTCTTTACTTGGATGCCCAAGACCTGCACGGGGATGGCTGCTTTGAGTTTGCCAAGCAATACCTGCAAGACAACCCCATCCTGTTGCACCAGAACTTCCACAACCATATCTCATACACGAAGGGCGACTGCTACGCCTTGATGGACTGCCTTCAATTCTTTAACGAGAAACCGATGCAGGTAGAGGCGGGGTTCCTTGGCTTACGCAAGACAGACTTCACGATTGACCTCATGTACGAATGGTCCAAGTGGCTCCACGTTGACAAGGCCGTGAATGACGACCCAAGCGAATACCCGAATCATCCGTCCTTCATTGACCACAGGCACGACCAAAGCATCTTGACAAACCTTGCGCTTTTGAATGACCTGCCTATGGTTGTCGTTCCTGAAATCCGTTGCAACTCAAGACCCAAGTTATGGCTATGAAACTCCAAGACCTCACCATCGACCAGTTCCAACGCATCGGAGCCATTGAGTTCTCAAGCGTGCTGGGAGATTACGACAAGCGAGCAGGGGTCGTTGCAATCGTTGAGGGGGTGGACATATCACTCGTTCGAGAAATGCCCGCCAAGAGCGTCCTAAAGAGATACAAGGCCATTATCAGCGAGTGGAACGCATTGCCTGCATTGGGGTACAAGCGAAAGTTCAAGGCAGGGGGCAAGTGGTGGATCCCGACGGTGTTCACGGACGAGTTGACGGCCGGGCAGTTGATAGAGTTAATGGACGCAAACACGACCGACGAGAAACAACTCCTGCAAAACCTTCACCGAATCATGGCGACCTTGTGCAGGGAGGGCGGTCTATTCGGATTCTTTCCGAAGAAGTACGACGGGGCTGCCCATGCAGAACGAGCCGAACTGATGAAGAAGCACGCCAAGGTGGGCGACGTTTGGGGGGTTGTCAGTTTTTTTTTGCTAAGTTCCGAATCCTACTTGAAAGTTTTGAGCGACTATTCCAAGCACCTGATGACGAAGGCAGGGGAGTTGACGTAAGCCCTCTTGCCGGCTACGGCTGGCTTATGGTCGTCTGGAGGATGGCTAACAAGGACGTTCTCAAGTTCGATGCCATCTTCGCAATGAAAGCGGTAGAGTTCTTGAACTATGCGCTCCTGATTCACGATATCTTGGAAGCAGAGAGGATGGAGGCTGAAAGAGCAAGGCGCAGATAGACACATTCCAGCACGGGGGACATTTACCCGTATGGAAACAACCATCCTCGCCAATGGCAAACCCGTAGGCAAGTTCGGCAGCGGTTCGATGAAGGGCATCGACGAAACCGCTTTGGAGGGGATTGGTTCAGTCGTCGGCCCCAAAGGTGGAGGCAAGTCGCCAACCCATGATGTCTTGGTCAAATGGATTGAACGGGTCATTGAACTTGCGAAGAAGAACCTCGAATCAGCAAACGCAAACGCAGGGGGAACGCTATCGGCATCCATCGCCCCCGAAGACATCGAACTATCCGCAAAGCAAATCGTCGTGGCTATCATGGCTAACCCCTATTGGAAGTATGTGGACCAAGGGGTTCATGGAAGGTCGTCAAGTTACATATCCGCAAGGGACTCAAAGTTCAGGTACGACAAGAAGATTCCACCACCCCAAGCAATAGCGGACTGGATTGCAAATAAGGGCATCCCGGTCGTTCCAACCTACTCACGCAAACTTAAGCGAATGAGGACCAAGCAGGAGCAGGGTTTAGTCCTTGGAAGGACAATGGCCTTTGCTATCCGTGAGCGAGGTGTCGAGGGAACCAAGTTCATGAGCAACGCCCTATCCCCCGAAATGATAGACGTTTTGGTGAACACAATCGCTGAAACCCTCGGCAAATCCATAAGCGTAGCAACCAAACTATAAAATGGCAACAACCGTCCTTTCCGGGTCGCCCCAAGTGGCTACACCCGTTTACAACAAGATGCTCTTCAAGGTCAGCAGCAACGAGATAGCCCAGCCTAATTACCGATTCGTTTGCGATGTCAAAGACAGCGCAGGGAGTACATACGCCCGGTTAAAGTGCGACAAACTGCCGACCACCAACTTCGGTTTCTTCGACGTTGCCAAGGTCGTTGAAACCCTGATTGCACCGACCAAGCCATCGCTGACCCAAACGGGATTCGTGGATCATGCCGGGTACTATTCGGGGTACAGGCTTGACTTCATGGAGGAATACGGAAACACCCCAGTCGTGCAGACAGGAACGGTTACCACCGTATTGGGGAATGTTGCCTTCGCTGGAAACTTGGAGCAGTTAGAACTTGCGACTTGGAGTAGCACCCTTTACTTTCCAAGCACGGTCAGCGATGGCGTAAGCGAAGCCCTTACATCGATTACAAATCGCACGGTTTATTCAAACAACTACGGATGGCTTGCAATGGGTCAGTCAGGTAGTGGAGTTTACGATTCGGGAGCAGTTGTTGAGTACTATAACTCGGCAGGCGTTTCGCAGAGGTCCTTTGAGGTCGCACTTCCAAGCGGTGTCGCATCGAATACCATCAACCGCTTTGGTGCTGGACCGATGAACCTTAAATCCTTGACTTCGGGTCAATGCTCCGATAGTCAGGCAGGGTCGGTGAGTTTCCCAACGGGAGAGGGAGCCTACTATACTATTGCCTTCTTAGATAGCGGAGGCAATACGACAAAACCATACAGGTACACGCTTGGCCCCTGCGAGCGTTTCAACTCCATCCCGGTACACTTTCAAAACAAGTACGGGGGCATTGACTCCTACACCTTTACGCTAAAGAACCGCAAGAGGGCCAACATTACCCGGCAGACGTTCGGCTACAACTCGGACGTTTATGCGACTACCACCTACGACAAAGTGTGGGCAGGCGAGTTCGACTACGTTTACGCCCTCAACTCGGATTGGCTGACCGATGCCGAATCCGAGTGGCTGATTGAGATGGTCAGGTCCGGGCAGGTATGGCTTGAACTGGATGGGCAGTTGGTTGAGGCTATCGTCAACGCCAATACCTATCAATTCACAACTCGCAGGAACGACCGCCTGACTCAGTTGCAGGTCGAGGTTGCCGTGGCTTACAAGAACAACATTCTATGAGCGTTACGCTGATTGCCTACCCGACCGCTGACTACACCACCGACTTGCAGGCTTGGAATGCGTTCAACGACCGAGCCGATGCCGATGGTGCTACGAGCAGGGAGGACGCTTGCTACGGCTGCCTGTTCTCGGCCTTTGCGACCCTTTACGACCAACCCGAACTCGCTTATGTGTTGGACACGATGGGTGGCACAGACATAGCCATCACGTTCAGCATTGACGACATAAACGACATAACCAAACGAAGGGGGTCGTTCTCCAAGACGATAGAGTTGCCTAATACGACAACCAACGCAAGCCTGTTCAAGTTTGCCTACAACGTGCAGTCCTTCGTCGGTGGATTCCAACCCAACAAGAAGATTCGTGCAGCCATGTGGGAGGATGGGGTCCAAGTATTCAGCGGTGCGATGCAGTTGCTGTCCATGAGCAAGACCAAGGGCGAAGTAACCTACGAGGTCGGCCTGTTCAGCGAGGACGTGAGCCTATTCCAAGACATCCAAAACAACCTGCTCGTCAACACGGCAGGCGTTACCGGGATGAACCACACGCTGACCTCGGCCCATGTTTCTGCGACTTGGACCGCATTGGGTGCAAGCGGTTATGTTTACGGCTTGGTGGATTCCTACGGAGCCACGGACGTAATTACGCAGGGATGGTTTGCGGTTCCTTATTGGAAAATGGGGCCGTCCATTTACGTCAAGAAGATGGTGGACCTAATCTTCGCACAGGCAGGCTATCGGTATTCATCCAATTTCTTCAACTCAACCCTATTCAAGAAACTGGTCATCCCCTACTCTGCCGGGACGATACCCGTTACCCTTTCCGGGTCAAACATCTTTGCGCAGTCAACTGGAAGCGTCAACTTCATGGAGGACGCTAATACAACGATACTTTTCAGCAAAGACACTCCTGCACCTTACTTTGACAATGGAGGCTATTGGGTCGCATCCTCCAGCA